ACTCCGTTAATTTCTATAGTTTTCATGTTTATACCCTCATAGTTAATTAGTGCCTAATCCACAGTCCGAGGCAGGCGCTCGGTACGTTCTCGGTTACCCGAGTTATGGCGCTGTGGTCGCCGGAAAACTAAGCAGCAATGTCGCACTGCGGCGTAGAGACTCCTGCAATCATGTTGCCTTCGCTGTTTCTGCAAAGGCTCCGTCATTCATCACTTATCCCCGCCCGCGAGGGCGTCATCGCAAATCATTTCAATAGCCCGCAACTTTTCTCCAAGCGAGTCAGTGCTCCCTATTTTACGCCAGCCACGGATGCGTTTCAACGCTTCGCGAGACTCGGCAATCTGGGCCTCAAGCTCTGCGATGCGCTTGTCTCGTCGCGCCAATTCTGCATCAATACTCTCACCGACCCACTCAGGCTCGTTCGGTGTAATCTCTCGGCCCCATGATTCACTCACCGCTCTTGTCCTCCCGCAGTGCTTCCCGCGCCTCAATGAACGCAGGGATAGGGACCATCCTGCAGCACTGTGTAGGGAACTCGGCCCCGGTTGCTGCGCAGTCGCACCACTGGTCGCAGCAGGGTTCGCTCATGATCTTTTCTTCCAGCAAGCCCAGTGCGTGTAGCCTGCCTTGAATGTATCCACCATCAAGATCGCATCCATCAAAAGCGGTTCGCATCGCCAGTTCTGTGAACTTAACCATAGGTTCATGCAGCTTTTCCAGCCTCGCGCACTTCGCCTCAAGCTCTGCGATGCGCCTCGCCTGAAAATCCGCGAATCCTTGGAGGGTGTGTATATCGGCAGGGAAGTATCGAACACGGCGGTACATCACAAAATCGCCTTCCTTGTCACTCATCGTCCTGACCCTCCTGCTTTTTGCCAAAGTAGCCGCACCGCGTACAGTGCTGCCAGCCTTCGTGCAGAACGCTGTCTATAAGGTCATGCTCAATACACTGCGCTTCGTAGCTGAAGTAGATGCTGGTCAAGAAACCGTATTCCTTCCCGCAGCCACAGCACTCCACCTCATGCAGCACATCTTCTTCGTAGCCAAAACCATCGTCATGGCAAACCTCTTGCTTGTGCTTGCAGTGAGGGCATTCAATATCCCAGCGCTTCGAGTCACTCACAATATCCCAGCGCTTCGAGTCACTCACCGCTCTTGTCCTCCTCACTCCCTCGCTCTTTAATCATTTTGTCTGCTATAAAATAAGCCTCTTGCGCTAGCTTGTGCTGTTGCCTCCCCCACGAATATTCTAGGTCGCCAGCAAGCATCCCCTGTAACGCGGCGATGGCAAACTCATCCCTTAGTGTTTTCTTTACCTCACTCACCGCTCTTGTCCTCCTGCCCGCTAGGGCTTTCTAAGAATTTGTTGACTTGGCCAACCCACTCTGAAGGCGGGTCGCCGTCGTGCCACTCAATTACGGTTCCATATTCTAGATGCCCGTGGACCCCCAACGCAGAACGAAGGTCGGGCCACACAGACGTAGATCGTAGCGGCGTAAGCCAACGAAGGACTACAGACCCATCAGTGAAAACGACGCCTTCAAATTGCGGCTCATCGTCTGGATTTTTGTGTAGATCGGTGTGCGTGTCACGCTCACTGATATTGCGCCGATATGCTGTAAACCTTTGAATCACAATTCCCCCTCCTCGCCCGCAAGGGCTTTAGCCGCAGCTTCAAAGTCTTGCCGCTTCACCGTCTCGCCGTCGGGGGTTTGCAGAACAACGGCGTTCGGGTCTTTGAAGATAGTTGCCTCCCAGCTCCAGTCGGATGCTTTGGCGAACGGGGCAAGCGCCTCCCGCAGCCTCGCGTTCTGGGTTTGTAGATGGAGGCTTCGGGCCTCCCAATAAAGAGACAAGCACCTCGGGCAGTAAGGTAATTCGTCATTTTTATGATCTGGACAGTCCATCACTCCCTCTCGCCCAGCAGGGCATCGCGTCTGGTCAACCATTCGTCCATTTTGATTTTATGGTTCTTTCCGATGCCGCGATACGGAATGGAAAGTAGCTCCCGCGCTTCTTTTTGCCACGCCTCAAGCTCTTCGATGCGCTTTTGCTCGTTCGACCATTTGCCACAAAAGTCACACTGAACTGCATCCCCGATTACGTCATGGTCAGCGTTGTCACTCATCGCTCTTGTCCTCGGAGTCCGCCATTATTTCCCGCACCGCATCAACAAACGGCGTTTCTGGTTTCTTGGGCAAGGTCAGCGGCTCGTCGTCCCAAGCAAGAACGTACTCTGACCTCTCTTCATCCCAACCCTCGCACTCAACGCGGTGTCGAATCATCCATTCAATCATCGCCTCAAGCTCTTTGATGCGCTGATCCTGCACAATAAGCATCAAATTCTTCCGAGCTATGTTCTCTGCGATCCTGACTTGATCACATGAGTACATAGCCTCGTGCTCATTGTGTGTTTTAAAAATATCACTCATCGCTCTTGTCCTCCAGTGCCCGCAAGGGTAATCGCTTTGATGGCGTCGCGGTCGCCTGTGCGATCCCATCTTTCGGATTCCATTCCACGGGACTTGCTCACTATCGCAATCGCTTGTAATGCCGCAATTTTTACGTCGTGCTGATTACTCTCTCGCGTCTGCCTGATAATCACTGGGCGGTTTTTAACCATGCTCCTTTAGCGACCATCGCCCTAACCTTCCTGCATCGCATCCATCCATGCACAAGCTGCCTTGTACGACGCAACCAACAACCGCCACGCTTCCGAGTCCCGTGGCGGAGCCTTTTGCATTTCCACTTCACCGGACAAAACCCGCTCCCATTGCTCGCGAGTATTACCTTGGCACCCGAACCAGATTTTCCCGGTGTCAGTGTCGATGACAGGATTCCATGCAGCGCGTGTCGGTAACGTAAGCCCATCACACCACTCGCCCCCAAGCCACTTACCGTCGCGCCATACGCCGTCTAACCACGTACCGCCGTGCCACACGCCGCCGTGCCACGTACCGCCGTGCCACACACCGGCGCGCCACACACCGTCGCGCCATGTGCCGTCGCGCCACGTACCCTCGTACCACATACCGCCGCGCCAGTGACCGCCGCGCCACACACCGCCGCGCCACACACCGTCGTGCCACACGCCGCCGTGCCACACGCCGCCGTGCCACGTACCGCTGCGCCACTC